AAAGGGTTTGACCACATTTTTGTTGGTTTTGAACACGTCATCGAACATACCTCCACTGGTAATATCCCAATCCCCCTCAAGCCAAGCTTTACGCTTGTTAGGGTCAGTAATGGATTCTAATTCTAAAACGTACTCCGGTGATAAATACTTGTTGTCCTTGTAGGACATGAAAAGGTGAACGAATGACTTGCGTAAAATCTCTTTTTTCTGAGTTCTTGGATTAAAAATCTCAGCTTCTTTGTAAAAAATCTCACCAGACTCAGCCTTGTCGATGAATTTTTGCTTAATCCAATTTCGACCAACGCCGTATGGGTTAGTGGTTGATAGCACCACCAAGGGGATTTCTGGCAGTATTTTTACACTACCGTCAGCCATCTTTATGGGGTTATCTTCGGGAATGAACGATGTTCTGTTGCAAGACATGATCATATCGTATAAACTACCATTGGGGTTCTTCGTCAATTCGTTATGTCCAATATAAGCGTATTCATGGCCGTGATAACGCCAGTAGTCTTCTTCTTTAGCCAGTGTGCGGAAGAACAGCTCTTCGCCAGTTGGCCACACCCATTTTAACTGACTGTTGTTAGCAAGAAATCTCGCACCGTCTTTAAATTGTGGGAACCAACGTCGAGACTTCGCAATCAAATCTTCAAGGTTTTTATATTCTCGATCAAATATAATTCCACGCCAAGCGTGACCATAACCCTGCCCTACGAATCGGCGGAAATACATCAACTGAACGTCAGATTTACCAGAACCACGAGTTCCATGTAGCAATATATGGTTGCAAGGGCAGTTTAAAGCAAGCCCTTGGTTTCCCTCAAGAGCTTGCCATATTACCTTTTTAGCCATGCTTTCGAGTAGCTACCTTACGGTTCAAAGAGTTCATATGACCTTCTGAAACATTAGCCATCTGAATATCCTCTTTTAGCGATTTCAAATCGGAAGCGTCACCTTCTTTTAGTAAATCTGGAATAGCAGCTCTAACTTTTTCGATGAAACGATCATCTTTTTTGGTAGGTGTTAAATCAGCTATGGCGTCTAAAATATCTAATATTACCAAAGCCTTTTTTATCTTAGCGAGTAATGCGAACACGGTTTAACCCTCTATGAAATATAAAATACTTTAATTGAGCTGATACTATAGGCGCCCAGAACAGGCAAAGTGAAAATAAGCATTGAGAATTGTAATTACTATGAATTTGCTGAAGCGGAACTGTTGCTGCAATTACCCACACTAAGGGTGATAGCATCAAACTGGCTAACAACAGCTTGGTATTATCGGTCATCTTTTACACCTAATCCAAATTTGTCTTTGAACACTTTCAACATGATATTGGCGGCGTTAGACACCCCGAACCATCCCATTAGAAACACGATAACGATGCTCCACCACAAACCCAAATCAAATTGAAAACATAATGCTATTGTAGCAATACCACCTACTTTAGCTGCCAACCATTCAACGAAACAAACCTTGAAGGTTATCTCTTGATCATCGTTAATACAACGCATCAAATGTGCAACTAAGCCTGAAAAACCAGCAAAAACCGATAACATTATCAGCGTGTAAACGGTTTCAAAGTTTAAAGCTTCCATTACTTGTCCTTTAACACCTTACTATGTTCTATAGCTTTGGCCTCCCATTCTTCTTCACTTTTCACAGAATCAACAATGAGTACGCCCCCGACATCTTCATCTTGGCCGTCATCTTCTTTCTTGCCAATTTGAAAACCCTCATTAAGCATACCGTGACTTCGAGCTAGAATGCCTAATGCTGTAACTCTAGCAGCATGTGAGGAGCCTCTACCTCTATCTGAAGCTTCTCTTAACAACCTCGCACGAATTTTACGTTGCCACTGCTCTTGCTCGCTAAGTTTTGAATCTTCAGAGAACTCATCGTTAAGCGGGTTAAGCTTTGCACCGCACTCCATTTGGCGAATGAATCTTAGCGTCATAGGGTCGCGCAATAGACGCTCACCTATGAGAGAAGCCTTACTTTCGCTATATCCGCAACCGATGGCCGCAAGCTCAGCGTCATAGCAATTGATGTATGATTTTGCGAAATTCTCACACATTCTCAGCTCTAATTCTGAGTAGTGTCGTATTCCATCTGGGACTTCAATTTCATCAGACATATTTTAACCAATAGCTTTAAAATAATTCTTCATTTTAGCTCTTAATATAACTTCGAAATCTTCTAAAGAAACTTCAACCCTACATATATGGTTAGGGCAATTGGTGAAAGATATAAAGCCATCAATTATAACTTTCCAAGGCTTTCTGTTTTGACGATAAACTAAAACAGGAATTGCACCCTCTTCACTTGCAGCTTTTAAACACTGCTTCCACCAAGTGTTAACACTTAACTGCTCTTGACGCTTAACCTCAATAGACAGTCCGAATGGGTTGGATAAATCAGAACCTCCAACGGCAGATTGATTCTGATTTCTTTGGAATGGATAGGGTATTTCTTCAGACTTATAAGGATTGTGGGCATATAAATCTTGTAAAACTTCATCCACAATCTTATTCCAACGAGTGGCGATTTCTCGCTCACCCGTCTGCCCTTTTGTACGAACGTTAATACGGGGCATCAATCATCCTCACTCAATGGGTTGGCATCATAACCATGCTTATATCCTTTCGGGTTTTGATCCCTTTCCATTTGGATTCGCTGATAAATTTCCTCCCTGTGAACTGCAATATCTCTCGGAGCATTAACACCAATTCGAACTTGGTTTCCCTTAACACCCAAAACGGTAACAGTCACTTCGTCACCTACCATAAGGGTTTCACCAATACGACGTGTAAGAATCAACATAACAATTTCCTTATTCAATAATTACTGATTTTAAACCTTCTCCGTTAGTCTTATCGTAAGACTCACCAAAATCTTTAAATGGTACTGGTACAGAAGGTAAATTTAATTTAAACACATTACCCGAGAAAACTTTTTTACCTTTAACGTTATCATCGGTTAGGGTTCCGTAATCCAACTCTACGAAATAATGGAAGGGTAGTAACTGACTTTTTGATTCTTGATCATTGAGAAAAGTGTTATCCCTAACCACACTTTCACTATAGCTCAATCGCAGACCGTATATAGTGTTAGAAGACGCCTTTAATGTGTTCTTTTCGATTAACAGCTCACCTTTTCCAGCGATTGTCTGACGATTCATTGTTGCGGCACTTAGGATAACGAACCCACCATTCAACTGATTTTCAGTAATAGAGCCTGAGAAACCAGAATCACCGCCTTGGTGGAATCGTAAAGGTGGATTATGACCTTTACCGTCACTACTCCAACCCGTGGTAGAAGTGAAGACGTTTTGATGGATACCAGTATTAGCGCTCCATTGCTGTCTGAACGATGAGTGGTCAGCCCAACGAGGTTCGCCCCCACGCTTACCACCACCACCGGAAACAGCTTGGGGGTTTTGCTGGAAGTCATTACCGGCAACAATGAAGTTAGCACCTTTCTCAAACTCGGTTAACTTACCGTCCTTGCTTTCATCGTAATGCTGAGCGTAAACGCCGTAATCATGCCAGTTGGTAGAGAAGTTATCAGCGATAACTGTATTCAATCCAGACGTGGTAAAAACACCCTTGTTCAGACCAATAAAGCTACTTCGATAAACAGTCAGGTCTGACACGTTAAATGTTGTAACTCCGTCGGTAGACCAAGTAGAACCCTTGCCGGTGACCGGACTGTAATTACCTTTAAACACAATACCGTAGACCGTCACGTTCTCGGATCGACTAAAAGACAAAGCTGATCCGATGGGGTTATCTATGACCACGGTGGCTAATCCGGTAGAACCTATGACCACATCCTTGGCACGATTGATAGGGGTGTCTGAGTCTAACTTGTGGGTAGTATTATCAAGAAGTAACAATCTACCAGTTCTAGCTCTTTGAATGCGACCTAAGCCTTCTTCAAAGCTTGATACACGCTCACCTTGGTCACAGTTAACGCAATAGGTCTTACCCTTATAGTCTTCAACAGTGATCCAAACTTTAGCGACATCGTTACCGTCTTTAACGGAAACCTCATAGTTACCAGACTTACCGAACACATGGCCGACATGGAAACCGATAGCTGAGTTGGAAGATTTACCCGTGCTTCTGAAAACAGAACCCTTGTCGGCAAAGTCCCATGTGAAAGTTCTGAATAGTCGATTGGGGGATTCTGCTGTGAAGTGTACGCCGCATGGCGCATAGCATTGAGTACGACTAGGTTTGATGGTGATGTCACCCCCAACCCCTACCGAGGCGGGCACAACACCCAAAGGTTCAGGGGCAACATCGGTTTTAATGATAGACTGCTTTTCTGATTGTTGTAGTTTTTCCCACAATGTTAGGGGTTGGCAAACAAGAACTTGCTCTTTATCTTCTAAGGTAAGGGTTTGACCTTTGGCTTTTTCTACTCCTATTATCGCCAAGCCGATGTAAACAACCATGGCCACTATACTTGCTGGAATTTTCAAAATATCTCGCATACAAATTTCTCCTTAAAATGGTAAATCTTCTTCAACAATACCCAAGTCTATCAAAGCAGACTTAGCTATACTCACATACTTAGCATAATCAATATCGCTGGGAAATTCTTCAGGTAGCTCCTGAACGCACTTAGCGCCATCGGACATAGGCACCTTATTACCACTCTTTGCGTAAATCAGGTTCCCTGTAACTTCAGTCGAATAGTAAAATCGAACCACTTTACCTAAGAATATTCCATTATATTTCTGAGTCAGCGCACCTCCTGTGACTTTCCTTAGTGTTAAAAATTTAGATAAATCTTTGCATTTAGTTATGGTGTCTTCGACGGGGACATTATCCGAAACATAAGCACTAACAGCTTCAGCGATAATGCTATTTGCTTGGTTCTTTTGGAGTCCTGCCTCAGCGTAAACACCTTTACGCTTAACTTTACCTGAGTCGGTAAAAGCTAAATAGTTATTAACATCACGGCTTGATAGCTGTTTATATGAGCTTTTCTCAAGCTTGAATTGGGTCAGTTCTTGCCACTTATCAAGTATCTTGTTGGTTATTTCACGCTTGTGCTTCGGAACCTTCATTACGATGCCGTCAGTGTTCGCACTAACAACGCTAATGCCGTTATGCTCCAACAACTCAATAAGCATTAGCAGGCTAAGTTGACCCGTTAATGTCACTTGAATCAAGAACTTAGGTGCAAAAAGCGGGCTGTAGGGATCGCCGAACAGACCAAAGCTTGAGTTAATGACAATCTTGAGGGAATCCCTAGCGACGCAAGCATCTTCATATCCTGAATCAGCACCAACACTACCGCAAGCCTCAAGCTTTTTAGCTTCAGCCTTAGCTTTTAACCGATTATCGACAATACCCTTATAAATGGGCTGGAAAGCATAACCAATATGTTCGGGTGCATACTCATTGTTAATAATAATTTTCGGGTAGTAAGATTCGACATCCCAGTCTTCGAGGTCATAATCTTCATCATTATTGTGGGTAGTGGATTTCTCCATGCTATGTAATCCACCAATACCCAAATTATATCGAGTGTTTCCAATTTCAATCACTTCATTAGCGATTACTTCAGGTAGCAATACTTTATTAGAATGAGAAAGGCTAAAGTTCGAACTCAATATAGACCTGAAAACCTTCCTCATATTATCAGTGCCAAACCTAATGTATTCTGGCGGATCATACTTGAAGCTGAACGAAAACGGGTTGATTGTTGGAGGCTTAGGCCATCTTCCGGTGGCATTCTTTACCGCATTACAGATTACAGCTTTAGCGATACCCGCATCCGACTTACACATCAGATCAGAACCAAACTTCTTACCCATATCATGACGTAGCTTGATTTGAGGTTTTAGCGCATCCATTAACGTGTGAGTACTGTCCAAGTCGTTAAAGCAATACATACCAGTTATCGTCATTTGTCGCTCAGTTAGAACCTCATTTGGGTCAAAAGGTAAATCCATTATCGACCTAGCGCCAGCGCGCCCAGCATAGATTTTTAGGCTTCCTGACTGGGGCGCAATCTCCATGAGGTCAATATGTCTAATGCCAGATTGAACGACAAAGCCAAACTTATTAGCAATCTCACCGTCTCGCATCGAATCATTAATGTGGGCATCGGTAATAGCTTTTAATCGAGCATTTAAGAACTCATCACCTTCTAATCCACAAGCAGCCGAAATCATTAAGTTGTCGTATTTGGAGCTATTGAAACCAACATGGGTAAAATTTTTAGCAAGCCATTTAACCATTTTAAAGTTAAGCGTCTTACCTTCATAGTGCTCCAATAATAGGTATTTACCCACACTAGGGAACTTGTAACCGATGGCAAAGTAATTTTTATAACACTCGACATCGAATATAACGATACCTGAATTTTCCAATATATCATTAAGTTCAGACGGATGAGTAATCATATTGTTTTGGTAAAACCCGTTAAACCTGCTTGGTAGGTTTTTAGGCACATAGCCAGCTTCTTTCCAAAATTCAGGCGGCTTTATCTTTGATTCTTTATCGACCTCATGCTTAGTTATCGTATAAGCCTCGGTCATTAATTTTTTTTCATTACCTCTAGTCCATATAGCATGGCTCGACTCTTTCCAACCATTTTGCAATAAGAAAGCTTTACGCTTTTTATTTGTTTCAGATTCGTAGTCCCAGAAAAAACCCTTATCAATATTCATTTGTATGCAGACACCATAAAAGTTAAAGGGTAGCTTTTCAAAACTAACATACCGTTGAAATATCCGACATTGTGAAGATGGTTCTTTAGTTTTTTCAAAACTTCAAAAGAGAAAGGTATAGGATCGTTAATACTGAATATCGGATTATCAAATTCTCTGTGAGCATACTTTTCTGACTCAACGACACTGTTAGAGAAATCGCTTGAATCAATATAAATTCTATCGTTCTCGATAAATTCGGAAATACTTTCTATACCCCTATAAAAATCTTTACCTTGGCAAACAGTTTCGCACTCACCTGCTTTTATCTCCAAGAAAGAAGTGTCAGGCCAAGGCGCTTTAATGTCGAACCTCAATAACCCGTGATCATAAATTAATATCATTTTATTTTTTGAAAGATAGGTTTTTTTAGGTGTCCCTAAATGTAATACAGCATTTAAAACTCTAAAATCAATATTTACTTTTCTAGGTAATCCTGTGTAACCATCATTGTAAGTGGCGAAAACTAAGTTGTTAGTAGCTTTTATCAAATTAGGCTCTATTTCTATCCCCGCGAACCAAGGGCTTTCCACTTGCTTCGATAGTTTTAAAATTCTTGATTCAGGTAATAATGATTTAATAGCTTTAAAAAATGAAAATATCGTAACCCAATTTATGTCGGATAAATGATCATAAGAGCTTAAATTATTCTCTACTGATAATTTTGATTCAATCTTATCTTCAAAACTCATTACTGAAAATTTTTGATGACCTTCTAAGTTCGATAAGTTGAGCATTCCCCCAGTGTAAGTTAAAGTTGAATTACTATCAAAATTAGATACTAAGGTTTCAAAATTTTCAAGACCTATTAAAAAAGTTTCATCAGGTAAACCTTCGCCTTGAAAAAAATACTCGAACGTTGGAGTGACTAAAACACCATTGTTACCTTGAAAAATTACTGATGAGTTTTGTTTCCCGTTTTTCGATTGCTTTATCTTCAGAATAGATTTCATTTATATATTTCCTTATCTCACAAGTTATAACATCATCGTGTATTTCATCATTAATTTCATAATCTTCAGGCCAAGTATAATCTTCCCAACCTAAACATAACATGCGAATCCTAACATACTTAAAATCTTCAAAATCTCCACCCTCAGATATAGACTTGTGTGCAATTATTTCTAATGCGTGACGCATACCATCAATGTGTTCATGATTAGTATGACGATACCCGTTAACCCAAGTCTTACCGTTAGAATCTTCAAAATGAGCTTCAATGTCGCAAACCCAATTAAGCTCAAAATGATACATCAATATGTTATGATTTTTATTAACAAACCCCATGATCATACTATCTATGATGGGGTTCTTATGACTGTATTTGAAATCAAATAATCTATCCTCACAAGATTCGTAAGGGTTTGGGTCTTTCCAATCAACTTGCAAGCTAATACACTTTTGAACAAAACTTGTTACAGGACAAGTCTTGTTGCGATTAACCTTTTTCCTTTGCTTAGTTTTAGCCATTTACCATAGCTCCCAGTGTGCGAAATCCCTAAAGTTTTGCCAGTGCCCACCCCATCTAATGCGCTGGCCATATAGCATGGCTGAGTAAACCATAGCTTCGGCTATGCGGTAGTAAAGGTCTTCATCGTTAACCCTGAAGGTGCCATCTTTGTAGGGTATTAAGTCCAAAGCTAAACCCTTCTGATGCTCACTTATACCGTGAATACCATCAAGCTTGCTGGCTCCAGCATCAAAGATAGTTTTCTGTTGCTCAGCGGTGCGAAAACCCCCAAGATAAGCTACGCCAAAATCGACCGATGATATTTTTAAAGCATTGTGGGCAATGCTAACCAGACGATTATCAACACCAATCATTCTTTTTTCAGAACGTCTTGAAAATTTAAATGACATTAATGGTCACCTTTAAATCTTTCCATCATTTTAAAATCAATCAGGTAAATTTTAGACCTGAACTTGTCATCCATTAGCGCCTTAAAGCTGTCATAATCTTTTCCTTTTTTATCAATCTCGTATTTCTCTATAGCACTATCAACTTCAGGGTGAAGTTTAATATTGTTCTCCTTACAAGCTAATTTTAACCTCCTATAATAATCAATTTTAGATATAGATTTTATAACACCGTAACATAACAATTGTGCGATAGCCGCCTCGTAAGTAGATTCTATATTTCTATTATGAGAATTTTCTAAATTAGTAAAAGGTGCCTTAGCTTTTAACGTTTGGGATACATTTTTACAAATAACATCAGTTAAGAAAGTAACCTTTGTCTTAAAGTTATCGAAATTGTCAATGTTTCTTATGCTATCTAAATCATCTATGTAATTGTTCTTCAATCTCAAATAAGTTTCAGCCATACCCTTAGAGCATTTAGCCACGCTTTCCTTTTCGTATTTTCCATTCAAAGATTGCTGATAAAGATTAGCGTAAGCACACTGAAATAAAGATAAACCTAACATTGCATCCTGCATTGTAACCTTAGGTATCGCTTTCCCATCACATAAGTTTTCTATGTTTCTAAGCACACAGATAGCGCCTATCAATTTATATATTTTTTGGTCAACCCTTTGTAGCACACTATCAGCAAAAACTTCATGAGGTGAATTTTCAATCATTTGATAGTTAGTATAATATGAAAAAGCCTTGTTAAGATACTCATTTATGGCATCGGATTCATTGGGATCGTTTTCTAATATAGTTGGATTGATTTTAATTTTTGAGTTAAAAGACTTTAATACAGATTCTTGATTTTCAGCGCCGAAGCAAGTCTTTTTACAGTGAAGGTAAGAAGTATAAAAAGTCCTTATAAAATCCTTTATAACCATATTAGACTCATCAGTACTTTTAACAGTAGATTTGTCAACGCTATTTCTCGGACTTTCGTCAACTCTTAAAACTAATCTACGATTGAGTAATCCAGATTTTTGACCTCGTATATTACATATTAATGAATCTAATTCATCACATTGAGTTTCAGAATATTCTGAAATACTAGGGTAATGTATCTCTTTTTGATCATCAGAGCCTACTTTTTTACTGGCTTTTATAGAATCGCCTCTATTAAGCTCCCCAAGCTCGATAAGAAAATTATACATATCTGAATCCCTACTACTGGACTTACTAGATAGAGAAGATTTAAATATGCTTCCACATTCAGGTATATGAAATATAACATTTGGTAATGTTTGCCCACATTCTTCAATTATCGCTAGTTTTGTAGCTTGCGGGCTAGCTTCTAACGTCCTAATGGAAGTTCTAACATCATAATTTTGAAAATTTTGGTCGGATAACATCATGTCATAAATTTGAGAACAATCTTCGAACATACCCAAAATGAAATTTTTATTTATCGTGAAAATATCCTTTTTACCGGAACCCGTAGGTGCTGCAAGTAGCAATTGGATATTGGTGTTATGTCCTCGATATGAAAAAACATTACCAAAAAATGCTGAAAACATTGTTATAGTAACGTAAACTAATATTTCGGGATAATTAGTGTGAGCGTAATTGTTTAATTCTGAAAGATAATTAAAAAATTTACCATCATCAGCGCTTTGTATAATTTCACATAATTGATGTATGTCACTAATACAATTAGGTAATTCTGTTACAGCAACATTATTAAACTTTCGTCTGTCTTTTGTTCTTTTACTCGCATCCTTTAATTTTAAACCTAGACTTTTCGCACTTTTTTCTAAATTCTCTTTTTTAGAAGATTCTTTTACATTTTTATTTTTCAACGCATCGAATGAATACATGCCCTCTTTAAGCTCTAAACCTTTTTGATGGTTACCATCTGATATGAGCCACATTGATATAGCTTCATCGGAAGATGGTAAGCATTTAAGGTCACAAGCTGTAATCATCGTCCGCACTGAATACTCATGGAACGATCTACCTGCTACGTCAATTTGACCGTGCTTTTTACTGAAATTTAGCAGATTCTTAAATCTATCTGACGATTCGAAAATTTCTAGCGACTGGATAAAATCATTAGAGTGACCAAAAATAATATTAGCTAGCGCTTGGTCAAATTCTGAATTAGATTGATGAGGCTTATCTAAGCAATTTTGTAAATGGTAAGGTGATGAATCAGAGCAAGTCATTATCGCTTCGTAGGTTTCAAATTGCTTTGAATCCCTCATTATCGAAGCTTCAACCGCTTGAATATCTTCAAAAGCACCTTGTTCGAAAATGCCAGCATAATAGTTAGCAATAGAGCTAACGCTACCATTGTGGGAAGTCTTAGAAGTATCTCTTGATTGTCTTATGTGTTGTATAAAATTCTCAATATGAGAATAATCTTCAAAAAGCTTTATCGAACCATCATCATCACCAAAAGCTTTTACTCTTTCACCTGTAAAAGTAATAAATCGTTTACTTTTATAAAACTCTATCCCGAGCCTTGAAGATTTAACCCCATCCTCTAATTCATCGTAATAATCTTGTGGTAATTTAACCCAAACATGCACACCTCTACCGGATGGTGATACCTCGGTATAGCTATCAATAGAGGTGACAATCATTGATTGATCTTCTTTGGGCTTTTGACCTTCTTTTACATCAAAGTCAAAAACAGCATAAGTATTAGAATCATCTAAACTAAACCCTAAACCATACTTATTAGTTTCAGTAGCACGCAAACACTCCTTTATATCATACCGACCTTCATCCCATCCGATCTTTTCACCGTCCGGTGAACAAGGGAACTTACCAACCCCATCATCGGATTTGCGCCAATTTAGCCACCTTTTTAGTGAGACTAGCTCACTTGGAATGTCTTCTAAACTCACTACCAATCACCCTAAATCAGAAAAAGCTACTAAGCTTCGAAAGTCATGCAACCATCAAAAAGACCATCCATTAAACCTATTAGTGTGCTTTGGCTTAGGGTTTTAGGCGCTTTGCGCTTAATGTTATAAAACGCTGTAGGAGTTATTCCGCAAATGAATGCTACGTCAGAGGGCGAGAAGTCATCAAATTTGAGATTTTTTATAACAATATGAAAGACTTTACCCACATTATGATCTAAGGTTATCCGCCCTCTGAACTCTGACTTCAGAATTGATCGAGCTTGCTTAGAAACTTTTGACTTAATTTCCGTTAGATTGTTTTCTGTCATTTGTATGAATCCGATTAGGTTTGATAGCTATAATGTTATGTTACATAAACACCATTGTCAATAATAATTATGAAACTTAGTACAAAAAACATATTGACATTTTCAATTCAATGATCAACAATAGTTAAGGTCAATTAACACAAACCGAAAGGAAGCTTAACCATGAACTTACAAGATTATTTAAACCTTAAAGCTCAGATCAAAGATGCCGTTAACCTTGAGCGTGAAACTCGAAAAAATATCATTGTTGATAATTTTGGAACTGACGAAGGTGAGGGAACCAAAAAGACTAATAACGGAAATTGGTTTATTAAAGCTGTATTGAAGAAAGGTTACAAATTCAAAAAAGCCGCTATTAAACTTTCAGATAGTTTCGACATAAGGTCTTATGTTAGATTTAACGATGACATGCACGATATATCAGATACAGGTTTAGAAGCTATAGAAGTTGCCGCTAATTTAAATATTCCAGCGAGTTTATTTAAAGTAAGCGTAAGTGTTAGTTTAAGTGAATATCGTAAGCTCACATCTGAACAAAAAGATTTTATTAACCAATTTATTGAAGTAAAACAAGAGTCTCCAACACTTGAACTTAAATACGAGGGGGAAAATGGGTAAAATTAAGAAAGTGGATGATTGTATAAAAGACAACGGTTTTAAATCGCTTGTCTATGGTGAGTCTGGAGTAGGTAAAACCCTACTCTGCGCCACCATGCCAAAACCTTTAATCATATCGAACGAAAAAGGTTTGATGTCATTAAAGAAAAGCAACCTTGTTCGTGTTCACGGTGAAAATAAACCTTTCGTCGATTATGAACCGGATGTGTGGGAAGTTACAAGACTATCTGAAATCATTGAAGTTTATCGTTTTTTGCAAAATTCAAAAGAAGCCGAAAAGTATGAGTCGGTTTGCTTGGACTCATTAACTGACCTTGCCGATATGCTTCTAATTGAAGTGTTGAAGTTACCGGAAGTTAAAGACCCGCGCCAAGGCTTCTACGATGTGCAAAAAAAGATTGAAGAATTAGCAAAAGATTTCAGAGACTTACCGCGCTATCATGTTTTGATAACCTGCGCCGCCGAACGCTTAAAAGATGAATTGAGCGGCGCTGTAAGAGTTTCACCAATGTTAACAGGTCAAAAGCTTGGTCAAAAGGCTCCATATTGGTTTGACTCTGTTTTTAAATTATCGGTTGAAGGTCATGGCGAAAACGCTTATCGAGTGTTAAAGACAAGACCAGAACCCTCTTTTGTAGCAAAGGATAGAAGCGGTTGCTTAGAAGCCTCTGAATATCCAGCAATTAAACCCTTGATAGATAAAATTAGGAAATCTTAATTATGAGCGAATGGTTAGAAGGTTTTAACTTTTCAGAAGTGGATGCGGAAAATGGCGAAAAAATCAACGAGCCTTTAAAGGCTGGTTGGTACATCGGCCAAGCCACCGAGGGCGAATTTAAAGTTAACTCAAAAGGTACAGGTCGATACCTGAAGTTAAAATTTGAAATCACTGAAGGTGTCGGGCAAGGCAGATTCATTTTTTCTATCTTGAATCTTCAAAACCCGAATAAAGTAGCGGTAGACATTGCCAAAGCCGAACTGAATACAATTCTTTCGGCTATGGGGATGCGTGGTTTTAACGGATCATCTGAAGAAGAATGTATTAACGAACTTCTAAACAAGCCGATGAAGTTACAAGTTAAATACGTTCCAGAGCAAGACGGATACGACGCTAAAAACGAAATTAAAAATTATAAGCCCATGAGTCATGAAGTGGAACTTGTTAGCGATTCCTCCGGTAGCTCCTCAGCGCCTAGCTCACCTAGCGCACCTTCTCAACCTAGCGCACCTAGCACACCTTCTGAAGAATCAGTAAAAGAAGTGTCAGATTCCGATAGCTTTGACGACGAAGCACCTAGCTTGTAATTTAATGGGGCTTTAAGCCCCTTTTTTAGGGTTAACGTATGAGTTTTTCAGGTTTTGACTTTGGCTCACTTGTGGGCAGACAAGAAGCAATTAAAACCAAGGAAGCTATAAACGACGCCATAAAAAGGGACGGTGGTAACGCTTATAGAGCAGGTCTTGAAAAGTGGTTGCCCACAATGAGTGACGCCTATTTGCAGCAAAATAACAAAGATGGGCGTCAACATCTTGGCGCTTCAGTTATCGGTGGTGAATGCCTCCGTAAAATATGGTTCTCTTATCGTTGGTTCAACCATAACCCCACTGGCTTTAAAGACCCGCGCCTAGTTCGCTTATTTAACACTGGTCACTTGTACGAAGCTAAGGCTTGCGCCATGCTCGAAACTGCTGGAATAGAGGTTGTCCCCCAAGATGAAAAAGGTAATCAGTTTCGTGCTTCTTTTGGTACTAGCGGTCATAGTGGAGGAGCGTGTGACGGACTTATCGAAGGGGGGATACCGGAATTACCTACAGAATCGAGAATATTACCAGAATTTAAAACAGCATCAGATAAGTCATTCAAAAGATTAAATGATAAAGGTGTAATGGCTTGGAACATTACCTATTATAATCAAGTTCAAATATTCATGGGTAAGTTCGATATTAAATATTGCTTACACTTTACAATTAATAAAAATGACGATGACATCTATTTAGAAATAATCGAAAAAGACGATAAAATACATAAAAAAATGGATGAACGTGCAGACCTTATTATCTCAACCAATGAAGGTAATTCATTAGATAGAATAAGCAAAGATGGTACGGATTGGCGTTGTAATTACTGTGAGTTCAAAGCACCGTGTCACGGTAATGTGAAACCTAGAGTTAACTGTAGAACGTGTGCCTATAGTGAACCTAAATGGGGTGAAGGGGGTATTTGGTATTGCAATAAATACGATGAAGATTTAAAAGGGGTTGAACAATATGAATTTGCTCAAAAATGCGAATCTTATCGAATGATTGAAAAATATTAAACCTGACCCCCTTAACTGGGGGTTTTTATTATGAGGTAATTATGAAACTTAGGGAATATCCAGAATGGCTACCAGAAGAATATAGGAAGCCTTGTAGAAAAAATAGTAAAAAGAAAGTTAGAGATATAGGTTTAAACGATGTTGATTTTATAATATGTTTTAAAGGTAAAACTTTAACTGAGTATCATAGATGGTCGTTACTTTTTGAAAGATGCTATTCGCCTAAAAATATAAGCGATAAGTTAAATTATCATAATGTTGAAGTTTGTAAAAGTTGGTTAAAATTTTCAGGATTTTTAGAATGGTTAGAATTTAATAATAGAAGAAATCTTCTATTAAAAGGTTTTAATTTGGATAAAGACTTAAAAGTTTTAAATTCTAAAATATATTCTCCTGAAACTGTTGTATTAATACCCTCTAAAATAAATTCATTTTTAAAAAATTATTATTTTAAGAAAGGTGATTTACCTAGAGGTGTAGTTTTTCTAAAAGCTAAAAATTACACTAAACCTTATGAGGCTCAATGCAGTAATCCAATAACTAAGAATTACGAAAAGCTTGGAAAATTTAAATGTCCTAATATTGCACATGAAGTTTGGAAAAATCGTAAATTAGAAATTTTAAAAGAGCTATGGGATAAAGGTTATTTCAGTGAGGTTGAAGAAAACGAACTAATTTATTCCAATTGTAGAGAGATCATCTTAAATGCAACTTAGAGATTATCAGCAAAAAGCGGTTTCTGAATATTTCAAAAAGATGAAGTTAGAATCCGATAAATCTAAAAGAAATTATTTATTAGTGATTCCTACAGGAGGAGGTAAAACGCCTATATACTGCTACATTTTAAACAAATTTATACATTCACAACCTTATATAAAAGCATTAGTAGTTACTCATAATAAAGAGTTAATAAGTCAAGGCTTTTCAACTTTTAAAAGATTTAATGACAAAAATTTAACAGGTCTTTGTTGTGCTGGACTTAACTCATACGATACCCACCTACCTATAACTTTTGCATCCATAGGCACGATATTTAAAAGAATGAAAGAGCTTGGCGAGTTAAATTTAATAATAATTGATGAAGCTCATAAAGTATCTCTTGATAAAAGAAGTCAATATTTTAAATTGATTGAACACTTTAGATCATTAAACCCTAACTTAGCTGTATTAGGATTATCTGCAACACCATACAGATTGAAACAAGGTTTATTGTGGGAAGGAGAAGACGCACTATTCAATGGCGTTGCTTATGATCTTACAAAAGGGGATGACTTCTTAAACTTAATAGATAACGGCTATTTAGCCGATTTAAGCACAAAAGAACCTAATGTTGAAATAGACGTAACTGGCGTTAAAACTACCGGCGGGGATTATAACGTAAAAGAATTAGAGGAAGTCAGCGATACTAAAACCATCACTGAGTCAGCAATAGACAATATGATAGCTCAAGGGGGGAACAGGAAATGTTGGTTAGTATTTGCTGTTAGTATTGAACACTGCGAGAATATTAGCAAAAAATTGAATGAAAAAAATATATCATCAATGCCGTATCACTCCAAACAAACAGAAAAGGAAAGAGAAAAAATATTGGCTATGTATAAGGCTGGAAAGCTAAGATGTTTAGTCAATATGAATACCCTATCAGTAGGATTTGACCACCCTAAGATAGATTTGATAGGACTACTAAGACCCACAAAGAGTGTTAGCTTATTCGTTCAAATTGTGGGTAGAGGGCTTCGCCCAGTGTACGCCGATGGATACGACCTATCCACGCAAGAAGGTCGATTACAGGCGATACAGGCAGGTTCTAAACCTAATGGTTGTTTAGTGCTAGATTTTGCTGGCAATACTAAGCGCATGGGTGCGATTAACAGCGCCCAACCTCCTAGCGGCAAGCGCAAGAAGAAAGGGGGTGAGGCTATTATGAAAACCTGTCCACAATGCTCCGAGATAGTTCACAGCGCCGTTCGTTATTGCCCTAAGTGTAACCATAAGTTCGAGTTTAAAACAAAAATCGTGGAAACGGCGCACGCTGGAGAAATCGTTAAGCGTAAGAAGGAAGTAGCGCCAAAGCACGAATGGTTCACGGTTAGATCGGTAGCCTACTCCCTGCACACTAAACAGGGTTCCCCTGACATGGTTAAGGTAACTTATAACGTTGGTGTGGGGTTGCTTTCAAAGGCTTACACTGAATACCTTTGCTTGAATCATAGCGGCTACGCTAGGCATAAATCACTCAAGTGGGTCACTGAAAGGTTGCCAGATGGGTGCAACGAATCGAAGCACAAGGCTCTGTGTCATGGTACAGCGTCATTTCTAACAAACGCTCACCTAATAAAAAAGCCATCTAGCATTCAAGTGTGGGTAAATAAAAAATACCCTTCAATAACTGAATACAAATACGAGGGAGCAAGCAATGTATCAAACTAAAGCGCACGCTTATAGAAGTTGTGGGATATGGTACGTGTATTTCAATGGATTCGTGGCATATTCACCAGATTTAGAAGAAGCTATGGGTATGATGGTGAATTACGTATCAACGTTGCAAATTGAAGGTGAGTTTGAAGCTTATAAACTGCACTAAAAATAAAACCCCCTAAGCGCCTAATAACTTAGGGGGTTTTACCATTTTCACCCATAACACCGTTAATCATCAATCAACAGCAATTTAATATTAGACGATAAATTAGGAATGAGCTAAGCGATTTTGAGCTAAATGTATTTCACGCTCAAGTGTTACAAGAATGTGAGCGCAAAGTGATTTACGATCCTTACCATATTGACGTGCATTGGAAAGCATATCGTTACCGGCAGTTGAATAGAATGCCATAGCATGGTCATCTGGGAAGCAAGGGAAATCAGTAGCGTTAGATGGAACTGGGAAAGTTATGTCACCAGAAAACTTGTCCCAATCTCGAATAATATCATTGATAAAGTTTCTGACCTGTAAAAGTTCGATAGCCCAGCGAGGATTGTCGTAAGTTGGAAAGTCACGGGCTAGAGGCGTGTTATCTCTGACTAATCCAATGTGTGGGCAGATACCGGAAGAAAGATCAACTAATGTGTGCTCCGATAAAATATCGGTAAGGTTAAAAACCGCAACGTTTAAAAATTCGATTTGGCGAATAGTGTTAATCATGATTAAGTTCCTTTTGATTTGATTGTGCTAGCCGTCTTGCTAACTATTTAAACTATAGATTACGTTTTTTAACTCGGTGTTCTAGCTGGTGACAATTTTATGTTTAGATGAAACTTTGTTAAGCGGGCTTGATTTAATGATGGCTTTATCACGCTCAATAGCTTCGCTTTTAATCTTATCCACAAGGCAACCTAAATGCGCTCGCCTATGAGTGAATATCGGATCATCGTTAATAATATTGAGGTAATCAGTTCGAAATTTCTTCGAACCTTCGGAATCGTAATAATATTCCTCTATCTTCTTCCCACAAATATAACAATGATGGCCTCGCCCTTCTTTTGGGATACTTCTATGGTTTCTATCACGCATGGTTTAAAACTTCTCCGATTCGATAACGTCAGGTGCTCTCTGCGGCACATCAAGCCATGATTGCATGTAAGCCCTTACAATCTTTTCGGCCTGATGGCTCAGGAATATAGCAGGTACACACACATCGTTACCATCGACATCAACCCCCTTAACGTTGGTGACGTGATGGAAAGCATCAGCCTGTGTAACTAGGGGCGGGTGGCCGATGTGAGGCTTCAGTATGGCGCCTATGATGGGGGCATCCTCAACCGTGATGATGCGCATATCGTTATTATACTTTTGCGCCATATCCATGCTTTTGTATGACCATTCATTACCTACACCGCTATCGGGGTTCGGGACATCATCACGCTTGACCTTGACCTTCTCATAGGATTTGTTCAAAAGGCTTTTTTCACCGGATTCGCGCAAGGTGTTAATGTATGAGTCACTTTTAAAAGGTGCCGATTTTTCAACCGAGAACAGGCTTACAAAAAGCTCTAGTGGTATCAGTAAATCCATACCGCGATTGTGGTCGATGCTAATTTCCTTGTATCGTATGTTGTTCTTTCTAACCCATATTGAAATAACTGAATATCTGATATTGAGATGATTGGAAAGGCGCCTAGAACTTACAAAGTCTCTGCAATCGCTGAGCGATTTAGATACAGCTACCTCAAATTCTTTTTGACTGTTGAAAGCTATACCAAAGTTTTTGCTCGGTTCTAAATGGTGAATAAGCGTTTCATGAATAAACATGACAGTTTTGGGAGAACCTGAAGGCACTTTATCAAGTCCTTTATCATAATTGCTTAATTCCATAACTTTATCTTGTGGGAATTTACCAGATTTAACCCGTACTAATATTTTTTTAATCGTGGCTGAATTGCTACCTTTGAAGTACTGAGCAATCGAATAAGAGCTGTAAAACTTATTCTTATGGTGCTCTCGCCTTAGACATTTGTTTCTATCAGAGGCACAAAAGTTTTTGAAATCTTTCAATACAAAAGTCATATTAACAATCCTCCATTAATTTAACTTCAACTGAACCATTAGACTTGATAGCGCAGAACTTTTTAATAATGATCCGCTCATAGCTCAATAAGCTAGGCTCAGTAAGCATATGGCCGCAAGTGTGGCAAAGCTCAGCGGCACGATAAGGTAAATCTAATATTTGCGCCACACTAAGGGTTTTAATAATATCGTTTATGGTCTTAGGTGCAAAAGCTACAACCGCACCCATACCATTACCATAAGCAAGTTTAACATTAAAGATTATTGTTTCTTCAGAAACTTCTAAAGGTTTTACGCCTAAATCTTCCATCATGATAATTTCCTTTTAATTTAATTAAATGGGTGAATTGATCACCCAAATTAATCTTAGCGCAATGCTTTCTTCATTTCTCGTTCAAAATGATTTAACAGATCAAGTCTTAACCTTAGATAAGTGAAAATTTGATCGTACTTATATAATCCATTACTCTTATCTGAAAAAATGTAAAAACCTACTTCATTTTCTGATAAATTAGGATCATCACTTGTATCTAATTCACCATTTGATATTTTTAAACAATCTGATTCTATTAATTGCTGTATAACTTTATCCTTGTTTAAAATACCAAGAGAATTAGCGTGTTCTAAATCGTGCATGAAAATTTTAAAGTTAAAAGGTACAACATAGGACGAAACTTTACAATCATCGTCAAGTTCCGAATACTTCCACGATTCAAATATATGCTCCATACAATTATAAAGATTGCCAATTTTATCATTAAATATCCATTTAATGCTTATTGGGCGATTAATGTCTATAGGTTGATCATGACAAAACAAATTTAATAAAGTTTTTCTAAACGTATCGCATATACCCCTAGCCATTACAATATCTTTATAGTTAGGATCAAGCATAACGTGTAAAGTGGTTAAAATATCCTTATCATCACAAACATACTTAAATTCGTTTTCCTTAATGATAGGCATAACAATTCTCCTTAAACCCAATCGCCGCAATCATCAATGATAGGTATGTTAACAACTGACTTGTCATTTTCTTTAATATTAATGCGAATAAACATATCGTAAATTCCTTGCGTATCACCTTCACAAGATGGATGGATAGAACTTACACCATGCTTAGCCATTAATTCCGATAAATCTTTCAAAAATGCTTGTTTCTTTTGCTCGATAGAGATAGACATGATTTAAATTCCCTTTTAACTTTTGATTAATTAATTAGAGTATTCAAAAACTGTGTTTTTCATTTTGTATTTGTTAAGTAAAGCTACTTCCCGTTTGGCGTCCGATAGAGTGAATGGCTCTTTTTCATTAGTGGTAGCATTTAGTATATATTCACGTTTATTAGTGTGGATGTTTCGAGCGTAGATATAATAAATAAGAGTATGTTCATTATTCATAGGTAAACCATCCTTAATTTGTGGGCAGTGCTCCATACCTTGCCCTTACACTTTTAACTATAGAGTCACAAAACCGGATTCGTGTGTGATTTTGTGCCCTTTTTTAATTT